AAGATTTCCTGAACAGATAAAACTCTTACCTGCACCGGATTCGCCCGCAAACACTGTAACTTTTCCTAGTGGAATACCTTTGTGGAAATCTCCACTGATTAGGTAGTTAAGCGTATAATTACCTGTGCTAACCCAATCTGTCGGGTCATTAAACCCAACGCCTAGACCGTCAATACTCTTAGTCAAGGTCTTTCTAAATTTCGATAAATCGAAGGCTTTTGTGGCCATAAGTTAATTCTCCTGAATGAAAGCAAGGGACCGAAGTCCCTTGCACTTGTGCTTACTGCTTTTGACGATTGCGGATCATTGCAAGGATGTCGCTTGCACGGCTTTCGCCACCGCTTTCATTAGTTGCTGGAGCAGGTGCTGCCTTAGCAACTGGAGCAGGTGCTTCGTCTTCATCATCGTGTGATGCTTGAGGAGCAGGTGCTGCCTTAGGAGTTGACTTAACAGGATCACCTGTTTCTTGACTCATACCAGCTGGCTTGAAGTATTGACCCCAGCGTTCCATATCATATGGCTCGCCGTCAACTGATGCTTCAAACATTTCCTTCATTACCTTGAGCTCAACTTCGCCGGGCTTCTTAGGCAAGAAGTCGCTCAAATTAAACAAACCATGCTCTTTGATAGCCGCTTGTTCTGAGTCATCCAACGGACGTTCACGACGTGCCCAGCTTGAAGTTGAGTAGTCGGCATAACCGCCCTTAGTGCCCTTCTTCATACGATAGTCAAGACCATGTACAAAGTCTGTTGGCAAATCTTCCAACTCTGGATCGACCAATGCCGCACGGATGCTGGTAAAGATCTGTGGACCGATGATGAATCGACGGATTGGATTTTCTGGCTTCTTTTCTTCCTTAAGACCGTCTTCTACGACGAATCCTTGGAAGATATAACTGCGCTTCTTCCAGTATTTACGACCCATATCTTCTAGTGCAGGGTCTTTAAACCAACCGCGGACTTCAGCCAGGATTGGGCAAGTGTCGCCATACATTTCCATGCATGGTACTTGTACTGTTACTGGTTTGGATTCGCTTTCGCCTTTGATTCCCGCGAATGGGAGTTTGATCATTGCCCGTTCAGCCCAGAAAAATGTGTTATTTTCGTTGCCATCGGGTAGGAAGCGTAGTGTTGCTTCTTGACCTTCTTTTAAGTTCCAGAACGGATAAATTGAATTATCACCGCCTGTACGTTCGCCTGAGCTACGTGACTCAGCTTCTTTTAGTTTTGCTCGGATTTCTGCCAAAGATGCCATAATTGTTCTCCTATATTAGCCTTTGTTTGCTTTATGTGCCTATTATTGTTTTACCAACCTTGATAAAACAAAAAGTGCATATACCTAAGTATACGCACTTTTATTTAGCAGAGCAAGAGAAATCTTGCCCTAAATGTGAGTATTTTACTCGATTAACGTCTAGACAATTCTACGATACGTGCTAGCACTGGATCCTGACTGTAACCAGTAATACTCTCTTGTACTTTACCACCAGGTACTTGTACCCAGTTTTTGGTTCCTTTACCCGAGGTACTTTGCCAATATCCTACTTGATTTTCGCCGCGCTGTGTTCTGTAGTTGACCAACGGTTCGCCATTTGGACCTTGGGTCGCAGGAGCCGCAGCCTGACTGCCGGCTCCGCTTGGATTCTTAGTCGCATAGATCTTTTCTAAAGTTGCTATCCAGTCTGGTTGATTTGCAGTTGCTCCCATGCCATTCCATTGAGGTGTAGCCTGTGTAGTCCACTTGCCGTTTTTCTTAACCATATCGGCACCTTGATAGAATGGAAATTTTTCAGCCCACGGAATATCTGCAGACTTGATAACTGCACCATCCGGTGCTGGGCCTGCTGGGGCAGTTGGCGTTGTCTGATTTTGATTGGCTGCGCCTTTATCAGTCATACCGGCTAATTCTTCGGGCTTTTTAGGAGGCATAGGAGGATTTTTTGCCGCAAACTTAGCTCTTGAATCCGGCCCCCACTTGCCGTCTGGAGTAGCACCAATTTCTTTCTGTTTGTCTCTAACTGCTTTATCAGTAGCTGGATCCCATGTTCCAGATTCAGGAATGCCTAATTGCTTCTGCAACCCTTTGATCTGATCCGGAGGACTTCCCTTACCAATAGTTCCATTTTTATATTCTCTTTTGGCCGGTGTCGCATCTGATGTTGTTGCATCTGTTGATCCTACAACCGCTGGCGGCTGATCTACAGGATCTTCGTTCATCTTAATTAATGTATCGTAAATAATTCCCATGATTATCTTCCTATGTATGATTCCATAACGCCCTGTGCGTTAGCGATCTTGTTATGACCGCCTAACCCAGCTAGACCTTTAATACGCTCTTTCTGATGTATGCTACTGCTTGGATCAATATGATCTATGGTTGCGAACACTTCTTCTTTTTCGCGAGGGCTTGCGTCTGGGAATTGTTTATCAATCTTGATCTTAACACCAGTACCCCCTAGTGTAAAATCTTTCTTTTCTCTGTTATAGAAGCCGCTGGCAAATTTCATCATGTCGTCTTTGCCATTGCCAACTGGTGCGCTAGGCGGTGCTAGTTCCTTAGGAGGTTCCATTCCAAATTCTTCAAATGTAAATCCTAGGGAACTGATCATCTCTCCTAGGGTCTTATTACCTAGTTTAGTATCTGCTGTTGCCCCGACACTGATAGCTTTTAGAATAGCACTCTTGATAGAAGCTTGTTGTACCGATTCCATCTGAGGTGCAGGTCCTGGTGGAGGACTACCTGCCGGAGCGGCCGATGGGGCCATACCGCCTTCTGCTGGAGAAGGTTCCATACCTGCTGGAGGAGTTTCTGTGCCTGCTGGAGGAGCCGATGGAGCCATACCGCCCTCTGCATCTGCTGGTGGTGCTTCGGATCCTTTATCTTCTTCTCCTGAACCTGCTAACAGATCTTTGTTAGCTCTGTACCACTCTGGATGATTATTTTCAAAATATTGTATTACCAGTGCGCGAGCATCTACACTAGGATTAGCACTTTCGAGACTTGCTAACAATGTTGGGTCTGGATAGACTGCCTTAACACTGTCTGTAATATTAGGAAAACCTTTTAGCTCGTTGCTCATCATATCTTTGATTTTTTCTTTAGTTTCAGGATCACCTAGTTCAGGAAGGTCATCTAGACTTTCACCAATGTAGTCCACGAAGCTTAAGAATTCAATCTCTTCTGGTAGTGCCATACCTGCATATCGGCTCTTGCCCTGTGTTACTTCACGTCCGCGAATCTTATCGCTTACATCTGTTCTCATGCCTCTCTTTGTTCTAAGATTAGCCCAATCATCTCTATTCTTAGAACCGATATCTTTAACAGCATCGTCTTTCTTCGATTTATTTTCTTCGTTACGCTCGCCTAATATATCTTCTGGATCTAGTTCACGGGTTGGCAAGTTAGTTTCATCTACTAACTTATAGATATACGGAAATACATTCTTTAGTTCTTCTTTGAATGAACGGATAGTTAGACGATCGACCCAGTCATTCATGATATCTTCTGGAATCTGTTTTGATTCGCTTGGTTCGTATGTTTCTGCAAATTGTTCGTAGTAGGCACCACGCTGTAGGTTGTGCAATTCTTTTTTAACTTCTTCGATGCGTTCTGCAACCTTGTCATTCAAGTCGCTCATCGCTTCGCTTAGTTGAGAATTACGGCTAACATAACCTTTGAACATGCGTAAGTTCATCATTTCTTCGCTTAGACCAACAATATGTTGACCGATAGCATCGTATGGATTACCACCGTGTCCGATATGCTGTGCCATAGCGCGAGCACCATTCAAGTGACGTGCTGGATAACGGAAGCGTTCACCTTGAGCATTCTCGACATAGATGCTTTCAATGTGCATAGTACGCCCCGCTGGCAGTTCATAATTAACAGGCTGTGTATGCCTAACGATCAGTTTAGCATCGCCTATCTCCTGGTAACTCACCTTAGGTGTACCATATAATTTGCTTTCCATCATTTTATCTTCTCCATCCTTTGCATGGAATTCGTAATCTCTTTTATCAAGATTGCTTTTACCCAAATTGTCTACTTGATAATTCAAAAGATTGCGTCTAGCAAGGTCTCTAAAACTACGGATAAACTTATATGCACCGTGGTGTGTCTCATTAGTTTCCTTGTCTATTAGATCTCCGCCTGCTTTGATAACAACTCCGTCATCTTCATCTAGTGTAATCGAAATCGTACCTAAAACTTCGCCATGTTCTTTGTAATCAAACTCGAACCAACGGGCTTTAGGAATGTCTGTTTTTTTACTCAAAACTTTAGTCTCGGCATCCGCTATTTTTATGGGGCGAAAGCGAGTTTCAATTTTTCCGTATATTTCTTCTGCAACTTTATTTAAATTTGGGTCCATATGATATTTATCACAGTCCTGATACAAATATAGGTAGTGGCGGCTCCCAGTCTTCCTGGAACTCATCCCTGCTAGTCATGCCATCTCCCACTCGTAAATCCCAATCAGCTAGCACTTCTGCCATGCGTACTAACAATAATAAGCTAGATACTAGGTCATCGTGTTGTCCTTCTTTGGCTTTGAATGTGATATTATGGGCTATGAATGTCTTAAGTTCGCTGATAGTGGGCTTGCTAAACAGCTTCATCTTGTCGTTTTCTATGAGGTATTTTAAGCGGGCACATGCGGCTATCTTGCTACCGTGGGTAGTATTGAATCCTTTGCGGAACTTGCGAACATGCCCTTTTCTAGCAGGTTCGCTAACAAACATGCCCGGAAAAGTCTCTTCTCCATTTTCGCTAATAGCCACTAGCGCGGCTTCTCCTACCGTATTATTTTCCACGCTCCAATAGATGTTATTGCGATTTTCTTCGCCTATTGTAGTTTCTATATAACGCAGTATATCTCGCAGGATCTTGACCTGTTCTTGCACACGAGTTAAATTATGTTGCCATTCGCCCAACTGGGTAAACGTCAACAGATCGAATATCTGTATAGCTGAAAAATCACCGCCAGTCCCAAGGCTAGGGTCTAAACATACACCTACCAGCATGTCTTTCTTAAGTTCTTTGTACCATCGCACTTGGCCCATGCGTGTCATAGGATCTCTTCCCACCATCTCTGCAAGTTTCAAAGAACTGATAAGTGTTTCATCATAGACTAAGAATTCGCAACCGTATTCACGACGGAAACGTTCTTCTCCGATACGTCCAGTTTCAACTTCCTTCCACTTTTCATCGCGATCAGGATGTTCATACCACTCGGCACGGAAACCGAAGAACCCATTGCGTCCAACGCCGTTTTCTGTTTCATTTCCGTGGAAATCAAACTTGTCTTGGCTTTCTTTCCAGATAGTAGCAAATGTATCTTCGTCACTGTTGGGCGTTGAAGTAATAACAGCTCTACCACCAGTTGCTAGTGTTGGAGATATTGAAGTCCAGAATTCTTCAGCAATGTTAGGTTGTACGAATGCAAACTCATCGCAGTACAGTAATGATATAGACATACCACGACCTGTTGTGCCTGTTGTTGTTTGACTTACAATACGCGAACCATTATCAAATTCGATACTTCCCTTATTATAACTTACAACACCTGCACGTATGTGATCAGGACATAATTCATACCCGTAACGAATACGTTGCATAATTTCCTGAGCACCTGTATATTTGTGTGCGGCAACTAGAATAGTCTGATCCGGATGGAACATAGCATACCATAACAAGTAGGCCGATGCACAAGTAGTCTTACCACTCTGGCGTGGTAGCATGTTAATATTAAATCGGTTATTATGATAGCTATCCAGTAATCTTTCCTGATACTGGAATGGCTCAAAAAGCAATTTACCTTTTACCGGGTGTTGTATAAAGAAAAAGTTCTTGGCAAAGTACTGATGCCCGTGCTCAGGATCCATACAAGATGCCATATCGACAATTTCTTGCTCGGTATATCTTTCTTTAACGTGTGCTTTTTTGGTTAAAACACCATCTAATGATTTTGCCATAACTTTATTTACATAAAAAAAGCACCCAATAAGGGTGCTTTTGAACTGCTGACGAATTCTATATTATCGTGATTTAATTTCGTTATAAAGAGCTGTTAATCTATTCTGTAGTGAGCCTTCCATTGCCAATGGGTTGTCTGCGTTACGATAGCCGCCTTTAGTCATCTTCTGTTGTGTACCCATTCCGCCTGATAAATCTTTTGTCATATAACCCATGCTTCGGTGTGATACGTCTGGCCTGTTTGCAAATTCTTCGTCTACAGCACCGGCTGCAATAGCACCGGCAATTTTTTGTTTTGCGCTAATAGCTGGTTTTTCTGCTTCCTGACTGCCTGCGTCGCCATCGATTATTGCTAGATCGTCTCCGCCTTCACTGTCTCCGTGATCAATTTCAACCGAGCCTGCTGGTCCATCTATTTCTACTTCTTTGCCTATTAGGTCATCTTCTGGGTGATGTATATCTGCTGGTTCTGCTGATGCACTGTGTCCCTCGACGCTGTCTTCGATATTGCGTAGAACATTCATAAGGTCACGGATGCCGCCTTTGCCGCTAGCATTCATGCTAACGTTCATGCTGACAGAATCTTGTTGTTGTTGCATACCTGCCATTGCCGCTGGCATACCCATTATTCCTGGCATCGGGCCGCATTCTTCTACAGCCTTATAACCATCTTCTTTTAGAGTCTGTACAGAATCTAACGTGGCGATCTTTTTGTATAAATCGTTAAAATTCATATTATTTTCCTTTGCCAATGCCGTTTTTAACATCGGCTACAACTGGCGATAATTTAATTGACTTGTGTCCTGTTACACTAATCTTGCTGTCATTAGGAGTAACAGATGATTGCATTTTTTGATCATCGCTCTTTGGCATACCGGCAAATAACTGATCGTTTACGCCTTTGTATTCTTCTAACCCATGCTTAGTAGCTTCTAATCCTTTTAAGAAGCCCATCTTGTGTTGTTCACCCACCATGTCTTGATTGCTACCTGGCTGGTATGGTGTGTTTAACAATGCTTCGTCTGCGTTAGAGCTAGTAGTTACTTCGTCTCCGCCCATATACTGTGTATTGATAATGCTTTCCTGTTCTTCGCCCAATGTGCGAACAACTACATGCTTGCGGTCGATGCCCATATGTTCGTGGATGATCTTGGCTAGCATAGGGCTGTTGCAAGGATATTTTAGCTCAACATCAAAAACTGTTACTTCTCTAAAAAATACATTAGGAAAATCGATTGGACTTTCTTGGATAGGAGTGCGCTTGGCATTTTTAATATTTTCGACTTGGAAGGCAGACAATGCTGTCTTCAAATTAGTTGCAAAATCCTTGGGGATTTCACCCGCAATCTTGACCTTAAACTCGTAGGTCTTCTTGCTTTCTGTTAAGTACTCTTTGAATGATTTCATAATAGCTTCCATCATATATTTATTTCATTTTCTTCAATTTCTCGATCAAGCTATTACGGTCCGAAATAATAACACCCTCTCCGGATATAGTAACTCCTTCGTCAGTAGATGTATCTTGGTCCAATTTCTGCTTTTTAAGCTGAAGATCGATCATTTTTAATTTTTTATCTAATTTAGCAGTTTTAGCTGTAATAGCATTACTTAGCATACTGGCAGCAACTTCGAACAAGCGTCCGCTATAACGTGCTTCTACATTCATACCCAGATCCATGATATCTTCATATGCTTGGGTAGCTTTCTGAGCTAGATCATCTAATTCTTTATCCCCAAGATCGCCAAGCCCTTTAACTTGGGGCAAGGCCGCCGCGATCTTATCATACTCGCTGATATCACGCAGTAAAGGTTGCATAGCCGCAACTTCGGGCTTAGACTCTTCTTTAACTAAGTCACGGCTTTCGGGCAAGTTTAGTAGTTCTTCTAGTTTTTTAGTCATACTATTACTTATGCTTACACTTTACTGTATATGTCATTTTCATTCAGTACACGGAACTTAATGCCTTGTTGTCTGCACCATGCATTGGCAGCGGCCCACTTAGCTTGATTCTTAACAAACTGAGCCTGATTATACTTATTTTTGCCAACACGTTCTAATATGCTCTGACTAGCTGGTTTGATCTCAATCAATTCTATGGAAACTTTTCCAGCTTTGTCTATATACTGTATGAAAAAATCAGGAACATAGACAGTCTGTCTGTTAGTTAACGGGTCTCGGTATGGTATCTGCACCGCTTCACTTGCCCACTTTTGTACACTAATGTTTGTATCACAAAAGTTCATAAAACTCCACTCCCAGCTTGAACGATATGTAGGAACTTTTAGTCCTACATATTTCTCTGGGTTTTTCATGTTGAATTTACCTTGGGCAAATTTGGCCATATATTAAACCAAGATGTTACGAGATTCAAACGGACTCATAGCAACAGAAGTTCTATAACCTAGTAGGCTTGTCTTTTCTCTATACGAATTCAATACCTGTGTAATTACCTGACTAAGCTGTGTGTCGGAGATAGATTTAAGACTATCTAGTAATTGGAATACTGCTATATTATCGATCCTAGCTTGGTTTAACATGACTATGCTGACCGTTCTTGCACTGTTTAGATCGAAACCTCTTTTTTGAAAAAAAGCAATAACAGCATCTATCTCTACTGCGGGAAAGCTAACTTGATATTGATAGAACTTATCAAAAAATTGTCTAACTATTGTAGAACTATCATTTACATGGGTCTGTGGTAAATTAGTACTCATATGGTCCTCTGTTTAGCTACTGTTGTATTGTTGTCCGTAGTTGTACTGGAAGAAAATGATGCCCAATTTATTCCGCCGGTTGAAGAAGGAGTAGTTGTTTGCGGGGAACTAGCACCGGATATACCATTAGCAACCGGCACAGCACTGTTAGTGTTTTGATAATTGTTTACAGTTCGAACAGCATTGTCAACGAAGCTACTCTTGTTGTCGTTGACTAGATTAGCACTTAATAGATTAGGTTGATTATTGATATCATCAAAGCTGGACGATGGTTTAAATTGTAATAATGGACTAGTGGTTGTATCGTAGTTCTCTCCACCAAATCCTTCCATCCCTTGATCGCCGACAACACCAGATCCGTATTCTACTGCTTCGAAAGACACGTTCATAGACATTTCTGCTGGGGTCGATCCTTGCGAGTAATCCATCTGAGCATGTTCGAACGAAGATATTAGTGGATTGATCAGTTTATAGCTGATATAATTTCCCATGGCCATTTGGTATATAGTGATGTGGTTAAAGAACGGATCCTTTGCTCCACTATCCAGACCATATGCGCTTCGTATAAAACTAAAATTTTTAGTAGCTGTTCTATTATATGCTCCTTGCACACCAGTGCTACTGCTATCGCTATAATAGTAATTAAAGTAGTTTTGCCATAATAAATTAATGATTCCTATATTATCATCATGGAATTTAATTGTGGTATCTTCGTAGTTTATTTGTTTCTGTACATTTTTCTTTCTATTATACTGATTTACTTTATCTACTTGCACTGTAAATTTAGGAAGGGTTACATTTTTAACTAGCATACCCATCACTGCTCTATACTTGTTGTTAAGTACGGCAGTTTGCAATGCGGCTCCGTTAACACTTATAGCCACGTGGAATAAGAATTTCTGTTTAGGGCCATAGACTTGATTATTATCCGTGAACATGCGAGCCGCATGTTGCCAGTCTCGCAAATCAGGAGCTATGGTATTATTAGCTAAGTAACCGTTGTTTTTATTTGACATACAATATTTAGCGTATTAATTATATGGGTAGTTAATGGCTAGTCATAAAAAAGCCTACTTGCGTAGGCTTAATTAGTGTTATCGATTGTTGTTTGTACCGCCGCCAGTTGCTAGTGTACCTGGAGTAGCTGGGCGTACTGGAGTAGCCGAACCGATACCCGATCCTGTCGGAGTCTGTACAGCGTTGTCCATCTGTATAGTTAAGGTAATTTCAGCTGGGCCTTGTTGGCTGTAGTCGATCTGTTCATAGTTTGCCTGCTGAACATAACAGCCATAGCACTGCCAAGTTTCTAGCACATTAGGTGTGCTTGCTCCGTTGCCGCCATCTAGCATTTCAATGCGTAGTGTAAACTTATAGTCTAAGCCGCTAGCCGCGCTCGATTGCTCGTAGAAATCAAACTGCTTCTGCATTTGCTCGCCAACTAGTTTGCTAACTGCACCAGTGCTATCATCACGCAACTTAACAGTAATAGTCTGCCATTTTGGTTTACCAGCATAGTGTATCTGGCTGTTGTAGATCGGAATAATCTGATCTTCGAACTGCACATTAGGACGACCAGCTGACATAACTTGTTTAGTAAGTTCTGTTGTAGGAGTGCTTACGCCGAAGTTTTCAAATGAAATACGGAATCTGTATTTCAACTTCGGCATCAACATGCCTTGCGAAGTAGCACTTTGGTCTGATGCTAATGGTACTGTAAAATTTGATAAAGCTGCGATTGCCATTTTATATGTTCTCCGTTATTGTCCTAGACCTTTGATCGCGCCAGTCTTTTCTAGACGCAGTGGAATATAGATAAATTCCGCTGCCTTAACTGGTTCGATCGCTACATCAAGATGTAATTCACTGCGATCTATTCTAGCAGGAGTGTTGTTACTTGAATCACAAACTACCAAGTAGTCATAGATAGCACGTTGTCCAACTAGTTCTAACAATAGACTGTCTGCCGCGTTCTTAATTTCATTACGTGTAATTGTATCGTTAGGTTCAAACACGAATGGCTTAGCCAAGATATTGAATTGACGACGTAAGTACACTACTAAACGTGCTACGTTGATACGGTCTAGACTGCTTGAAGCCAGTTGACGTGTATACTGTCCATAAGCAACTAGTCCTGTTCCGCTGATGAATGTGATTGGGTTAACATGAACACTTGCAAGAGTATCTCGTTGACTTGTGTTTAAGGATACTGATTGGAATGAACCGGTTGTATCTACATATCCTACCGCACTTGCATTTGTAATTCCACCACGACGTGTTCCTGCTGGTGCAAACCATGGATAAGAAACATTGTCGCTTAATGCGATTGTGCGTAGCATCATGTGGCTTGGAGGAACAACAATATTATTTCCTAAGTTATCTGTAGTATAACCCCATGGGTAGTAGATGCCAAGATACGGATCTGTCGTTGTTAATCCTGTTTCTCCATTTGTTGGAGCGCCTAGTGTGTTATTACCCCACTTGCTTACACTAGTTGTATCTGGTGCAAGACGTGCAGGAGTATCTGCTACAACAAAACTCTGGATACCACGATCGTAGTTTAGAGCTACTAGTTCGTCAATTAATTCTGGATATCCAGGGCAGGCAATCAAATTGTAGTTTAATGAATCTTCATTGCGGATGTTTTGGTTCGTAGCTACTGCTAGTGCAAGAGCTTGTACAATAACTGCACGTTGAGCCTTGCGTCCAAATGTTCCTTGACCTTTTGCTTGGTTTGCAGCCTGGCTAACCCATGCATGTGGATAATAAGAAGTCTGTGATTCATTAGTCCAGCTACGTGGATTCTTGTTCAGTATGTTAACGTAGTTCTGCACGAACTTCTTAACGTTGAAACTGCTACGACGCAAGTTCCATAGCAACATACCTTTTGGATATAGTGCAGGATCCGGAGCATCATAATCTAAGAAGTCACTGTTCATCATAGTGATGATTGTGTCTTGTGCGCCAGTTAGGCCATTTGAATTCCAGCGAGCATCACGGAATATGATACCATTTTCTGTAGTGCCGTCTGTGTTATCTTTCAATACCCATGTTAGGCTACTGGTATTCCATATGTAGACCTTTGGATAATTTTCTAAGTCTGCTGTGCTGACCCAAATATCACCTTGGACTAGTGCAGTACCGTCTGTTTGTACTGTTGGAGCAGTTGCTTGTACGAACGGACCGTTTGGATCTGTTGCGTTTGCACCAGCAAATGCTGTCACTGCTGTCTGTCCATAGTTAAAAGCCGCACTAGTACGAGTGGTAAAGTTATAGTTGTTTAAACCTCTCCAATGTGTACCATCGTTAACCATGATATCAACATCGCTAGTACTGCTGTTGTACCATAGTTGTCCATCAGTAGTTAGTGTTGTTGGGCTCGTTGCGCTGGCAACATAAGTGATGCCTGCTGTAGCATTGGTCACCAATACAGTCCAGTTACTTGCAACACCGAATGTGTATGTGGATTCGCCTGCTGGGGAAGAATATAAATTAGCAGTTGTTCCTGGTACTAGACCCGACTTGCTTAATGGAGTGTTTGTTCCATCTAAGAAACGAATCTCACCGCCGTCGTTGTGACTAATTGTAATCTGATTACTGCTATTGATATCAGCAACAATGTTAACAAATCCAGCGGCATTGATAGCTCCAGCTAACGCTATAGCATCGGTAGTAGCATTGCCTACTGCTGTAAAAGTGATAGTTTTAGCATTGCCTAGTGTTGCGCTTGCTGGTGTGCTTTCGATAGCACTAAATGTGTTAGTACCAGAAGTAAATGTTGTTGCCTTAATAATAGCAGTTGTAATAGTTGTCGTACCGGCATTAGCACGGCGATAGATTTTAAAATCTGCTACCTGTGGATTAACGGCATGTCCTGTGTATTCTGCATCGTCGTATTTGACATATAAAGAACCCACTGCAATGTTAACACCACCGCCCGATGGATCAAGGTTATAAATTGCCTCT